CGGGAAGGCATGGAGATCAAGGTGCGCGACCAGGACGCGGCGCTTGATCGGCTGGCCAGGATGCTCGGCGCCTACGAGCGCGACAACCGCCAGAAGTCGGACCCGCTTGTCGCCCTGCTGGGGCAGCTCGGCGGGAATGTGTTTGTGCCGGTGGCGGGGGCTGCCCTGCCGGGTGCCGGTGGTGATGATGGAGATTGAAGTGAGCAACGAACTGATCGAGCAGCGCCATCACGCGCTGGCGCTGGCGAATTCGCTGGCCAATGGCAAGTGCGACGTGCCGGCGTGAGGGAGGGCGATGAGCATCCTGCCTGACTGGATTCTCGGGATCTCCTGGACCGACGAAGAACGGGCCGCCCTTTCGGCGACGCAGCGCGCGCCCATCGTCTTCAAAGAGATCCCGCCGCTACCGCCTTCGCACTGCGGCCATCGCGCCCGCTGCGACTTCCCCGGGCACGTCCTGGTCCGCATGGGGAACACCGAGTACGGCATGGACCTCGCCGTTGCGCTCCGGCTGCGGCGCGACCTCGATGCAGCGATCAACACCGCGGCGGGGTACGACTGATGGACAAGCCCGACCGCCAAGACCCGTGGACCGTCGAGGCGATCCAGAAGAACCTGTCGCCCTGCAGCGTGCGCAAGCGTGATGACAGGGACGCGATCGTCATTGAGCTGTTGCTCGGCCTCACCTACAGGCAGGCCCACATCAAGCAGTACCACCTGGAGCAGGCGCTCCGGCTGCTGTGCGAGGACACGTGGGTGGACAGGGCGAAGAAGCATTTTGGCTGGCAGGACGGGGCCGCCTCATGACGCCCACCGAAGACCAGCCCGAGCTGGAGCCCTTCGTCGTGCTCATCCAATCGGAGCTGCTGGCGGCCGAACTGATCGGCTTCGACCTCGGCACCGACGAAGGCACCGTAGTGGCGGAAGTCCGCCACGGCGAGCTGGGCGGGATTGAGCTGATCCGCATCATCGATGTCCAGAGCACCCACACGCTGAGAGACCTCCGCACGCTGGCCCGCCAGGACTTCGGCGGCATCCTGCCGGTGCCTGCTATGCCCCTGCGCCACGGCCCAGCCCGCAAGGGCCGCGGCGGGAAGGTGCAGCGGTGGTGATGGAGCGCGTGGTCAGCCACGGCCCCTACGACTGGCGCGTCGAGGAGACGATCCAGGGGCCGCGGGCCAAGCCAGGCCCGGACGGGCGCGCCTGGCGTGAGCGGCCAGAGCGCTTCCTGAGCCGAGAGGCCGCGATGCGTTGGTGTCACGGCAGGCCAGCTGATCCGGCAACTTGCCGGCACGAGCCGCCGGATGCCACGCTCCTCGGCGACCTCTGCACGCTTTGCGGAGGGCAAGTGCCACAGAGCTCCGTTGAGCGGGTCGCTGCTATGCGCTGCTGGTGCGAGCGCTGCGACCTCACGCTGAACCGGTTCCGCACCCGGATGTCGATCTGCCCGGCGTGCGGGGACAAGCGCTGCGCCAGGGCGCTCAACCACTGCGCCGACTGCAGCCCAAGGTGACCGAGGCGCTCGCCCCCGACCAGCTCGCCGAGCTGGAGCGCAACCTCAACGACCCGGCCTGGCGCCTGGAGAACCTCTACTCGATCATTGTCAAGGGCGATGACGACGACGAGGGTCTCGTGATGCGCTTCAAGCCCAACGTGGCACAGCGCAAGCTGCTGCGTCGGCTCTGGCACCGCAACTTGGTGCTGAAGGTCCGGCAGCGCGGCATCACGACGCTGATCGCGCTGCTGTGGCTCGACACCGCGCTGTTCAGCAAGGGCCCGGTGAAGTGCGGCATCGTGGCCCACGAACGCGAGGCCGCGGAGGAGATCTTCCGCGACAAGGTGCTGTTCGCCTACAACCGGCTGCCTGACGTGCTGCGGGACCGCTTCCCGCTGAAGAAGAAGACGGAGACGCAGATCGTCTTCAAGCACAACGATGCCGTCGTCAAGGTGGCCACCAGCATGCGCGGCGGCACCACGCACCGATTGCACGTCAGTGAGTTCGGCAAGATCGCCGCGAAGTACCCGGCCCGGGCCCGGGAGGTCATGACGGGGTCGATCCCCTCGGTGCCGAAGTCCGGGATCATCGTCATCGAGTCCACGGCCGAGGGCCAGGACGGGCAGTTCTACGACCTCACGCAGCTCGCCATGGCGAAGGACCAGAAGCGCGAGGAGCTGACCCTCAAGGACTACCGCTTCCACTTCTTCAACTGGTGGGATGCCCCGGAGTACGAACTCGACGCGCCGGCCTTCCGGTGCAGCGAGGCCATGCTGGAGTATTTCCGCAAGGTCGAGATCCGCATCGGCCGCAAGCTCTCGGACCGGAAGCGGGCCTGGTACGTCGGCACGCTGGAGAACGACTTCGCCGGCGATCAGCCGATGATGTGGCAGGAGTACCCCAGCTATCCCGACGAGGCCTTCGCGGTCTCCACCGAGGGCTGCTACTACTCGACACAGCTCGCCGCGGCGCGTGGCCAGGGCAGGGTGCGGCCCTTCCTGCCGATCGAGGCTGTGCCCGTGAACACGTTCTGGGACCTCGGCCGCAACGACATGATGGCGATCTGGCTGCACCAGCGTGTCGGCCCCGAGAACCGCTTCATCGGCTACTACGAGAACAGCGGCGAGGAGCTGATCCACTACGTGCAGTGGCTGATGAAGCAGGCGGAGACCCGCGGCTTCGTGTTCGGCCGCCACTTCCTGCCGCACGACGCCGCGATCAAGCGGCTCGGCGAGACGCCGGACACGAACCGGTCCCCGCTGGAGATGCTGGAGAAGCTGATGCCGGGGCACCGCTTCGAAGTCGTGCCGCGCGTGACCTCGGTGATCTCCGGCATCACCGCGACCCGCAACGTCTTCAGCAGCTGCGTCTTCGACGAGGCCGCCTGCGAGTGCGAGGTCGGGCAGCTCAAGGTCAGCGGGATCAAGCGCCTGTCGACCTACCGGAAGGAGTGGGACAAGGCGCGGGGCTGCTGGAAGGACCACCCGATGCACGACGATGCCAGCCACGGGGCCGACGCCTTCCGGCAGTTCGGCCAGGTCGCGGATGCCGGGGAGAAGTTCGCCGGGGGCTTCGTGGCGGCGGGCAGGGTGGCCGGCAGCACCCAGGGCGCCGGCCGGCCCAGCGCTGGCCAGGCGCGGCGGCGCTGGGGGTCCGGCATGGCGTCCTGACCACGGTCGGGTTTCGTGACAAGCACGGCAGCATCCCTCGGACTCCCCCGCCGAGGCATGCATGGCCGCGAAGATCGACCTCCGCAAAGCACATCTCCACCGACCCTACGGCGACATCCTGGCCGTGCTGTCGTGGATCGACGAGAAGCGGGCGCTGTTCCTGATCCCGCACCTGAGGAAGGGCGCGCCGTGGTTCATCGTGCTGGAGGCCGCGGCCTTCGAGTGGAACTACAACGACCCCGCGGCGGTACGCCTCGTGGCGGAACGCAGCATGAAGGCCTGCGAGGTCCTCGGCATCGAGCAGACCCCGACCAACGCGCACCGCATCATCGACATCGTCGGCGACATGCTGCCGGAGCTGATCGAGATGCCGTCGGCTCCGCTGCGCGAGTTGAGCCGGGCCGCCTTCGGTCGCATGGAGCTGCGGCAGGACGGCCAGTTCGTGGCCGGCGAGGACATCCGCCACGAGGTCGGCGGCGCCACGTATGGCTGACCTGCTGGTCAGGGCGGCCGGGGGCGGCAGCGATCGCGACACCGCGCTGAACGGCAGCGGCGCCGTCGCGGAGCGGAAGGCGCACGACCTCGACGGGGACCACGCCCGCACCGTGCTGCGGCAGCTGCTGAGGTGGTTCTACTACGAGCGCGACAAGCAGGCGGCGAACCGCGTGGAAATGGCGATCGACCACGACTTCTACGACTCGTTGCAGTGGGACGACGAAGACGCCGCGATCCTGGCCAGCCGGGGGCAGATGCCGCTGGTCTACAACGAGGTCGCACCGATGTGCGACTGGATGATCGGCACCGAGCGCCGCAACCGGGTCGACTGGAAGGTGCTGCCGCGCACCGAGGACGACGTCGAGGTCGCCGACGCGAAGACCAAGGTCCTGAAGTACGTCTCCGACATCAACAAGGTCGTCTTCCACCGCAGCCGCGCCTTTGCCGACATGGTCAAGGGTGGGCTCGGTTGGGTCGATGACGGTGCCCGTGACGATCCCACGAAGGACATCCTCTACAGCCGGCGCGAGGACTGGCGCCGGGTGCTGCACGACAGCGACGGCGAGGACATGGACACCGAGGATTGGCGCTACGTCTTCCGGTGGCGCGATGTCGACGAGGACGTCGCGCTGATGATGTTCCCGGACCGTGCGGGCGCCATCAGCAAGGCCGCCGAGGAGCGCTACGGCGAGCTCGATGACCTCGCCCCGGCAGCCAACAGCGGCGAGCCCGGCCGCAGCGGGCGCTACTACGCTGTCAGCGACGGCTACTTCGGCGACACCCAGCGCCGCAAGGTCAGGCTCATCGAGGCCCAGTACCGCATGCCGGCCAGGGTCAAGGTCGTCGCCTCCGGCTCGCTGCGCGGAGCGATCTACCACGAGCGTGACGTCGCCCTCGGTGACGCCATCGCGCGCTACGGCTGCTCCATCGTTGACAAGATCATGATGCGGACACACGTCGCCGTCTTCACCGAGGCCGACATGCTGGCCATGGGGCCCAGTATCTACCGGCACAACCGGTTCAGCTTGACGCCGCTGATCGCCTTCCTGCGCAGCCGCGACCGCATGCCCTACGGGGCCATCCGCCGCGTCAGGGACATCCAGCGCGACATCAACAAGCGGGCCTCCAAGGCACTGCACCTGCTGAACACGACGCAGGTCGTCGCTGATGACGGCGCCGTCGATGACATCGAGGCGACGCGCGAAGAGGCGCAGATGCCTGATGGCTGGATCAGCAAGAAGTCCGGCAAGGACCTTCAGCTGATCCGCCACAAGGACGAGACCGCGGCCCAGGTGCAGATGATGACCCTGCAGCAGCAGGGCATCCAGAAGTCGGGCGGCGTCACCGACGAGAACCTGGGCCGCAAAACCAACGCGATCAGCGGCCGCGCCATCGAGGCCCGCCAGATGCAGGGCTCCGTGGTGACAACGGAGCTGTTCGACAACCTGCGGCTGTCGGTGCAGATCCAGGGCGAGAAGCAACTCTCCCTCGTCGAGCAGTTCTACACCGAGGAGAAGGTGCTCCGCCTCACCGGTGCCAGGGGCGGCATCGAGTGGCTCAAGGTCAACCAGCCGGAGCTGCAGCCCGACGGCACCTGGCGCTTCATCAACGACATCACGGCCTCAATGGCCGACTTCGTCGTCTCCGAGCAGGACTACGCCGGCACGCTGCGCCAGGTCATGTTCGAGTCCATGAACGCCATTGCGGCGAAGCTGCCGCCCGAGATCGGCCTCCGCTTCCTCACCATCGCCTTCGAGTACAGCGACCTCCCGAACAAGGACGAGATCAGCGACAAGCTGCGCCAGCTCACCGGCGAGCGGGATCCCTCGAAGCCGATGACGACCGAGGAGGCGCAGCAGGCCGAGCAACAGGCGCAGATCCAGGCTGAGGTCATGCAGGCCCAGCGGGAGCAGGCCGCGCTGACGCTGGAGAAGCTGCAGGGCGAGGTGCGGGAGATCAACGCCAAGGCCGACAAGACCGAGGCCGAGGCGCGTGCCGTGCTGGCCGGACCTGGCACGGATGGCTCCGCGGCCGAGGCCGAGTTTGAGGAGGTCCGCCGCGGTTTCGAGGACCAGGTCCGTGCCGTACAGGCCGAGGCCTCGAAAGAGATCGATCGCCTCACCGACAGCCTGGCCAAGGCCACGGCGGCCAGCGAACACAAGCTGCTGCAGATCCGGTCCAACGCGGACTCCGCGTCCGAGGTCGCCCAGATCAAGGCCGATGCCGACATCCGCATCGCCGAGATCGAGCGCGCCTCGGAGGCCCGCCTCGAGGTGCTGACCAAGGCGATGGACCAGATCGTCGGCAAGCTCGATGACCTCCGGAAGGACACCGCACGCGACGTCGGCGAGGTCAAGAAGCTGGCCACCGAGGCCGCGTCTGATGCCGAGGCCGCAGCGAAGAAGGCGCAGGAGCCTGTCACTGCGCCAGCGCCAGCGCCTGCCGCGGCCGCTGGCCCGGCGCCGCAGCCCGTGGTGCTGATGGTTCAGCCCACACCTGCCGGTGCCGGCGGCGGCGCTGCGCAGGCCGGGAAGGCCTCGAAGCGCCAGATCACGCTGCGCTACG